TCATTAACATCATTGTCGTCTAAGAATAAGTCTATGAACTTTCTCTTTGGTGGAGCTAATTGTTTCTTAGCTGCCTCTGCTTCTGCTTTCAAAGCTGTTATAGTATCTTCTGCTTCATCTAGTTTATCAACTAGCGTCATATATTTATCAAGGTCTATATTGACCTCATTTCTGTTCTCCGATTCCATCTTCGGTTGTTACCTTACGATAGTAAACTACTACCTCTTTGAGTTCACGAATATATCGTTTTAACTCCTGCATATTGTATGACATTAGTTCATAATCAGGTACAGACATAGCAAGAAATACTACTTGTCCTTCCCTTTTTTCAAACTCTTCTAAAAACTCGTCTAAGTTTGCTTCACTAACTACATACCAATATGGCTCTTTTAAATCTAATTGTCGTGGTAATACAGGTTGAATTATTTGTCTTTCAATTGGCTTTGCACTAACCTCTAATGTCCGTTGAGGTAGGAGGCTGCAATTGGAGACCATCATCAGCGTTGTCAATATCACGACTGTCTTCTTCAATTCCATCAAATACTTCCTTAGTTGCCTTATTTATTCTAGGCTCTATTAGCCCAGGCTTTGCTGCAGCTAATTTAGTTAAATTGTGTCTTTTAAATATATCAAGATAGCGATTCATTTCTAGTTGAATCTCTTGATTCTTACTTTGTAAATCCAATAAACTTTGACCTTGCAAAGCAAAGTCATTTTGTAGTGAATTTATTGTTTGTTCTTGTGTTTGTACTGCTACTTCTAAACTCTTTACATTTCCTAGCAGTTTCTGATTTTCTTGATACAAGTAGTAGCAAAGACCACTTGCTATGAGAGTAGTTCCCAAGAATACTTTATACATGTTCCCACTCTTGATTTTGAAATAATAAGGCTTCTGCTTCTCGTCTGCGAACAAGTCCTTGGAGAACCCTTCCTCCAGCCTTATTCCATCTTTTGATTTGATGTGGAACATCTTCATAGTCGCCTTGATTTAATACTTTTAATAATGTTGATTCTCTAAAGTTTCCTACTCCTAAGTTATATACCCAAGCTACTAGAGCATCAAATTGATACTGCTCTAAAGAAACTTTTACATATGTGTTTACATATTCGCAGAACTCTTCTAATTCAACTTCTAACATATGTTCTGCATGGCTCTGGCTCCATTCGTCACCTTCTTTTACATCTTTTGTATGACCATAGCCAATAGTCCAGACACCTGCTGGACAAAGATAGGCTTTGCTTTCAAAACCTTCAAATTTTTTAATTAAGGATAGCCCTTCTTTACTTATTTCCATTCTATTACTCCAAAAGGAGCTTCTCCCGAAGGAGAAGCAATTACAGTTAGTCAATAGTGAAGACTTTAGGTCTTTTATCTTCAGGTATAATTTTTTCCACATTGATTGTAAGTATTCCATCATCAAGTCGTACGGAAGCTACTTCCATAAACTCTCCTAGAATGAACTCTTTTTCAAATGATTTGGAAGAAAATCCCTTGTGAAGATACTCCTCGCCTTCTTCTAACCAATTTACAGGTTTGGCTTTAATTCTTAGCTTATTGCCGTCTTGTTCTACTGAAACATCATCTTTACCAAAGCCTGGCACTGCAATCTCAACTGAAACTCTATCAGTTGCTTCTTCTTTTACGATATTATAACGAGGGTAGTTACCCTCAACAGTTTTAAACATTACTGGATCAAATCCGAGAAAATGCCTTAACATTGCGTCTGTCATAATTATTCTCCTACGATATAATTAGTGTGCCTTTCGGTCACACACTGAAAACACCATTGTTTTCATACTTATTATATCACAAGAGCAAGCAAAAGTCAAGAACTATTTTTCGGAGTCATCAAACTCTAACATTCCCTGTGCTTCTAAGAAGTCCAATGTCTGCTTGATTACTAAATCTTTCGTAGCGAAATATGTGAAGCCATTGCTGGCGATTAAAATTATTAAATATGCAATATCCATTGTTATATTATACACAAAAATAAAGCACTTGTCAAGAACTATTTTTTAAGACCCACCAAGACAAAAATAGTTCTTGACACACGGTTAAAATTTTAATATAATATACATATGAAATTAGAAATAGACGATTTTCTTAAAACGCTAAATAAAAGCGTTACCGATACTTGGCAACTCAGCAAGTTTTATAACTGGCAAAGCCAAGGAAATAAAGAAAAAGGAGTTACTGGCGAGAAGTTTGTTGCTTCCGTTCTATCCAGTAACGGCTACACCCAAAATACTGGTGGTGGTGGCTCCTCTTCTTACGACCTTCGTTTTTCTGACAAACGCATTGAAGTCAAGACTTCCTTTGCCATGAAAAACGCAGGTACAAGCGTCTATGACATGTTCAAGTGGCAACACATTGGCATACACAAGAATTGGGATTACATTGCCTTTCTTGGTATTAATCCCGAATCTTCGCTTAACTGCAGAATTCGTCGTGGCTGGAGAGCCAATCCACAAGAAGTAAATCTTCTCTGGTTTTCCAAAGACGACATTCTTCAGTTTATCAAAGCTGGACTTCTCACTATACAACAAGGTGGTCAAGCTAGCGACAACGATGATTACTGGACTATCGCTTCTTTTTTCAAAGAGATTGAGTATGGTCAAGATTACAGGAGCATACCCTTTTGAAACTTTTTGGAAAAAGCAACCGATGGCAACCTTCAGAACGAGAGTATCTGAAAAGACACTATAAAACTATGAAAACAAAAGAAATTGCTAAAAATTTAAATAGAAGCGAAGAAAGCATACATTCACAAGTTGCTTATTTGCGTAAACGAGGTTGGTCTATATGAAAATTGACTGCAAAAGAATGTCCTTTGACAAGGCAATCAGGCTTTTTAAAAGAAAAGCTGCCGCAAGTGGAATTGTGCAAGAATATCGGGAACGCCAACAATATGTTAAACCTTCACAACGCCGAAAAGAGAAACTCAACTACGCGAAAAGACGACAAGCAAAGAGAAATACTGAGCAAAAATTACAGATTACTCTGCAAAGTAAATCCCTTTCACCTGAAGAAAGACAATTTTTTATGAAGCAACATAGAAAAATAAAATAAATTGTCATTCAGCTATGCTCGCACAGACCTTTCTCTCCCACACCTAAGAAAAACAATACTTGCAATCTGTTGAAAAGTATGGTATAATATATACAAAGTATGATGATTAGTTTAGTCAATCATCTATTTTTTAAATCGTGTTGAGGTTAGCAAAATTCTGGCACTGCAGAACGGAAATGGTAATGGGAGTTCTGCTATCGCCAAGAATTATGCTTAAGCGAAACACATAACGATACGAAGTATCAAGTCATAAACACTTATGACAACTCGCATCGGTTCAATGAAAACCAAGTTACATTCTGTAACGCTTTAACATTTCTAACCAAGTTACTACAAAACCCTTCAAATTTCTTCCAATTCGCGATTATTTAAGCACGCTACTACCTCACTTCAATCACTTTACCTTATGTCTAATTTATTGCGTTATCCCTAGAATTTGGGTAGAATAGAAAGACCCCGCTAGGAGTCTTCCTGTAGAACACGAATGTTTCTTACACTCGTAGTGAATTTTATATTGTCGTCTCCCACTGTGACACACGGAGACCCCGCTACATCTCTTTGCATGAGTAGATAGAAATACTCTCCATGCTTCTCTACTATACTTCGTAGCTTCGGTGATTTTCCTATAATTTTTACGATTGCTTTAGGCATTTTACTATCTCCTTTAATGTATTTTTCGGAGCTTTTTCTAGCCCTTCTAATTTCGTATTTCGTAACCCCGCTATGGTTTCCACTAACTCTAGTTTAGTGATGGGGTCTTCACCAGTTTTTGTTTTATAAACTGTTCTCTTATAAACGCCTTCTCTACTTAGCTTTCCTATTATAGATTTTATACTTTTATTCAACTCTTCCGCCAGTTCTTCTACTGTTTCTCTAGTTGGTTCTTTTTCATATCGTTTTTTCATATATGCTACTTGTTCATCATTGTAGTTCATATTACTTCTCCTATATCGGTGTGTTCTTCTTCCCACATTTTGTACTGAGATATTAGATTCATACCTGTTTCAGTCGTCAAACCCCAGTCATTTTTGATTTCTTCTAGTATATGAGGGTAAGTCCAACCCAATTCCTTCCACTCATGTATATCTTTTAGAATACTTAAGTTTATTCTATTCTCTGCCTGCATTCTATCTTCTCCTTTACTGCATGATAGCGTTCCAATACTTCTATTAAGTCGTTATTGAGTTCGCCCATTTGTTCCATAATCATATGCAAAGCCATCTCGCAGTCAGCGAGTTCAGCTTGCATTTCTTTTATAGTTTCTTTACTAGGAAACTTTATTATTTTTCCCATTTCGTTTTCGCTCATATTTCTCCTGTTCAAGATACCTATAGCCATCTTCCATACTTTTTGCTGGTTTAATTTCTACTCCTTCTTTCACAACTCTGCCAGAGTTATAATATATGGTCATTTCTCCATTCTCTATGTAGATGTGATTCCATTGCTCTGCCCATTCTTCATACTCTAGCAGTTTGCGTTGTTTTTCTACTTTGTCTTTATACTGCGTCATTTTGCAAAGGGATTCGCCTTAGGTGTGCCATCAGCATTAAAACCTCTATTGATAGCTGTGCCATCAGTGTAGCCTACCATCTTTCTTCTCTGTATTTCTTTACGCACAGCTTTGCCCACAGGATTTTGTTCATCTTTCCTGTTCCATAGCCATATGTCTTGTTTTCCCATCATTTCTAAATCTATTTGTTTCATCTTCCTTGTCCTCTATATTTTTTATAACTTCTTTTCTTATGTTTGTTCATGGTAGCCATACTTTTTGGTCGTCTACCTATACTTGTTCCCTTTTTAGTGGGCGTATGTCCTGTTGATATGTTTGCACTACGCATTATTCACCTATTAGTTTTGCAAGTTTTTCAAGGTCATATTCTTGATTGAATTTAACTCCTACTCGCTTGTGATTTGGTTTACTTACTGTGTAATCTAGCGTCACACCTACTTTCTTTAGTTTTGCTACTGAAGAAAGCATATCTTGGTACTCGTTCTGTGTTAATGTTACTTTCTCTAATGTGTTTATTTTACCCATAATAATATCCTATACTTAATGCAATCCATACTACAAATATAATCCAACCTAGAACTAATTCTAGTTTATAGTCGCCGTCATCGTCTTTAAAATTATATCGCTTTTTCATATTCTTTTACTATTCTATATCCTCTTTTTACTACTTCGTTTCTGCACTTCTGCTTTACTTTCGGTTTGCCATTTGGATTATTAATGTAATCCATTAAAACCTGCAGCGGGGTTGTTTTCAGATAATGCTTTATAACAGTCACTTTCTTACTAACTCTGTCCACTCTTTTCTCGTCTTGTTTAAATTTAGCTGGCATTTTTCCTCCTTTCTAATTCAGCTTGTATTTCTTTTCTACTTCGGTGAGTAGGAAAGAGCTTAAGCAATCTTTCCAAATGCACAGTTGTTTGCATTGGCAAATAATACTCAAACTCCTCTTTCTTACTCTTGAAGTCTCTCGGATAGCATTTAATTGGTATCCACTCAGTCATATAGGCTTCCTGTTTCAAAGAAGTTATATACAACTTCATCTAAGTATTCCTGAGGAACTTCCAACACTCCATGAATGTTTTTGTACTCCTCAAACCACTCAAAATCTCCATCAATGTCGCAATCAAATCGTTCTTCTACTACTTGAACAAGCTCGTCGTTGTCAATGTAGTTGTCGTCATCGCATGCGTCTCCATCATCATCACAATAGAATTCGCAGACTCCGATAAAATTGCGAAATTCGTCTTCGTAAGTCATTTTCAAATTTGCTTCGTTATCATACTTGTATAGAAATTCTACTATTGCTGAACATAGTTCATAGGGTGCACGCCACGCTGAGTAGCCAGAGAAGCATGAGCCTTCCCATTCTTCCATAGAACACCACTTCGCACCTATGTTATCACAATACCAATTATAGCTATTTTCTAAATGACCATCTTCGTCATAAGTTTTCTCTACTTTATCAAAGAAAGGTAGTTTAGAGTAGCATAGAAGTTCCTTTACTTCAACTTCTGAGTCATCAGCCCAATGCTTACGCTTATAAGTTTCTGTAAGCCAAGCGTTCTCCAAAGCGTCATGTGCTTCTTTGTTCGCTTCTACACTTACACTAAAATATACATGATTAGCCACTGTAACCTCCTAGCGTTTTTAGTGGATTTGCTTTCTTTGCTACTCTGCCTGTGCCTTTACAGGTTTCGCACTTAACTGCACTATAAAGAGGCATTACTAAGTCTCCCCATTCGCATTCTTTGCACTTTTTAGTGATAGCGTCTACTATATACTTATAGCATAGCTCAAGTATATAGCTGTAGTTATCGCTGTCGCTATCTACACTGTCGTAGGCATAATGCATAGCGTGAACAAGAGTTGTTTTCGGAATACTACTTAGATTTAGCACTCCTTCATCAAATAATTTGAAGTAGGCTAAATCGTGTTCTACCGATTCTATGTCTAGCACGCCATAAATGATGCAGTCGTAGTGTCTTTCAACCATACGAATAGCTTCATGCAAGTCCATATTATGTAAATTTTCATTTTTCATAAGTATATTATAATGCTTTTTGAGGTTGTTGTCAAGAACTAAATTATTGGAGCTTAAAAATTAAGCAGTTGAAATTTTTAGATATAAAAAAGCCTCTCGCAATTGAGAGGCTCAAACAAGGAGGTTTGATTCCGCACTACTGCCCTAGGGAATTCATGCGAGTCCACTTTACAGCATAAAGACTAATCTGACGCCAACAGTGCACTTGGGCGATTCCATACTTCGCTTTTCTACTACAATCGGGATAGCGGTGCGTGCCGAGAGCCGAACTGCGTGCAGCTGTGAAGCTGTTGTAGAGAACGCTTTTCTGTTCTGTTATTTCGCTCTCAACATGGAGCGAATGTTAGTTATTCAAGGAGCGGGCAGGCACTACCATCAAATTGGTTTGTTATCCTGCCATCGCCCTCATAGACTACAGGGATTCGCGATTCCCGAGTCTGGCCAGCCATGCTGACTGCACACCATACGCGATAAGTTTTGTAGTGACACTTTCAAACTGACAGTTTACAGCTTACTGACAACTTGCGTGATAATTAAGGTTGCTATCTACGCGTCAATCACCTGCTACCTTACTGTTTATCGTGTGTAAAGTAGCCAATCCTCACGCTCCCAGCTTATAAGCAAAGCTTCCACTGGAAGATTAGCGAACAGTCTATTGCCTACCTCACTCGGTATGGACTTACAAGCTAACGAGTCGTTCTTATGGTAGTCCTCGCTCCAGTCGCTTTACTACTAGAATCAGTAGTGGTGTTAGGGCTAGTTTTGCGATTTGTCGTTAGCCAAAATCAAAACTAGCAAAAGCAAAAGGCTCATTCGTAGCAGATGGAACAAAACTTGAAAGGTCTGCTACTTGCGAAGGATTATCCTACTCTTCGCTAAAATTACCCACCTTTACCCGACAGCTAGATCGCTATTGCTGATAAACTGCCACTCCGAAAAATAAATTGTACTAATCGCTTTATTACTTTGCTATGCGTGTCATTATCGCACTCTTTTGTTGCGTTAGCTGAGAAATCAGTTCTTAGGTCGCTTCTTTTGACTGAGCTGTCCTTTCTCAAATTTATATGTATATTATATCATCGCTGAAACCTCTTGTCAAGAAAAATTTTAAACTATTTTTCTCGGAGGTGGGGAGTGCCATTCACACTCCCCTAGCAAGCCTTAGCAAACTTCGCTAAGTCTATTGATGAGGTTTTGTAAGTCAGCTTTTGTAGCTTTCTCTAAAGTAGCGATTTGCTCTTGGTCTACACCGAGTATGGTAGATATTTCTGCCACAAGCTCAGATTTTTTGACAATAGGTTCGCCTCTTTTTGTTACTCTTGGCTGAGTTACATAAACGCCTTCTCTTGATAACTTAGCAATAACGCTTCTTGTGTTTTTGCCAAGCTCTTCTGCTAGATACTCAACTGTATCTCTTGTTGGGTTAGCTTGATATTTTTCTACCATCATGCTAACTTGTTCGTCTGTATAATTTTTAGCTGTTGCCATTTCTTTCTCCTTATTTATACT